CTACAGATCATACTTCCAATATATCCTCGTCGTATCCTCCTGAATTTCCACGCGTTTGATTAGCATCATGGCTATTTCATGCTTTTGCTGGATGGTCATGCCGGGCCAAAGGTTGATTATGTCATGGAACTGCTTTATATCATCCTGCTGCTTGGTGGCGTTCTTATGCTGCTGAAGCTCGGCGGCCAAGATGTCGCGCTGCTTTTGCAGCTCGCTTATCCTGCCGTTTATGTACTTCATGGTCAGCTCCGTACCGTCGGCAAGGGCGGTTATAAGGTTGGCTATCTGGTCATCCAGTTTTGCTATGGCGATTTTATAGTTGTGCGCCTTGTTGTCCTCCTCTTTGCGCTTCTGAACCACCAGTTCCTGATGCCGCGCTACATGGGCGAATATCTCCCGCTCAACAGCCTCCTCTATTTCGCGCACGCCAACGGACGGCGAATCGCTGCACAGCCCGGTGTTCATTGCGCCTGAGCATCTGAACGTAGCCATGTCCTTATACGTCATGACCTTCATAGCCTTGCCGCAGCAGCCGCACTTCAAGAGACCGGTCAGCCAAGAATGCTTGCCGCGGCCGGTGTTGTTTATCTGCGTATTGTCAGCAAGCTTGTACTGGCAAGCGAGGAATGTCTTTGCGTCAATAATGCCCTCGTGCAGGCCTATGGACAGCGTTAGCCCCGAAAGCTGAGCAAACTTATTCTTCGCCCTGTCCCATTGACCATATGTTACGCAGCCGTATTGCCCGCGGAAGTCGTCTATATCGTTGGTTATCTCCATGCCCTTGGCGCGGTAGTACTTGTATACCTCGGCGTCGGCCTTGACATAGATCGGGTTGCACAGCAGCTTGCTCAGCTTGCACGAATCCCATGCCGCGCCGTTTGCTGACTTTATACCCTGCTGGTTAAGTGTACGGGCAAGGTAGCCTAATGATGTGGACGTATAGGCATACTGCTCGAATATCTTTTTGACCATTAGCGAATACGCCTTGTCCGGTTTAAGCGTGCTTACGGCTTTGCCCTGAACCATCACCTTTGTTTTTGCGTATCCGTATGGAGCCTTGGCGTCGTATGCCCCGCGGGAGGAGCGCATGCGGAAGTTGTCCTGCACGCGCACCTGAATTGTTTCGCGCTCAAGCTGCGCAAATACCATTATTATATTGAGCATGGCTTTGCCTATGGGCGTGGACGTATCGAACTTCTCCCTTGTGGATGAGAACTCCACGTTGTGCCTGCTCAATGCGTCCATAAGCTCGCCGAAGTCGAGCGTGGAACGGCTGAGTCTGTCCAGCTTATAGACTATTATCTTGCTGATAACGCCGTTCTCCACGTCCTGCATCATCGCCTTGAACTGCGGGCGGTTCGTGTTCTTGCCGCTGTAACCCCTGTCTACATATTCTTTATATGGCTCGTCCCCTATCTCCTTCTTACATAGTTCTATTTGTGTTTCAATGGATATGCTGTCCTTCTTATCCAAGGACTGCCTGGCGTATATTGCTATCACCTATTATCGTTCTCCCTTTGCGTGCCGTATGACGCGCTCGGTAGGCACTGCCAATATGTCGTTGGTCGCAAGTGCCGCCGGCATGTTGCTCAGATATGTGCTTGCCATTTCGGCCAGTCCTATAAGGTCTTCGTTGGTGGTTGTGGTGGGATATATGTTCTTAACGTGCATTTAACTCGCTCCTGTTCATTGATTATGTTTGATGATATGAATAAAGACTGATAGATATGCTAATAACTTAGCTGATTCGTTGCTTATTCCGTGAAACCTCTTGTGTTTAATTATGATGTTCATTTTGCCTTCTTTAATATGAAATGATGATTTAGATTTGCAGGTCAACGGATCCTTTGGGCTTCGCCCTGTGTTCCGTCATCCGCTAACCGTAGCCTTGTTTTTGATTATATGCTCGCATATGCCCGCGTCCTCCTTCGTTCGTTTGTCAATGCCGATTATAGCACAAAAGAACCCGCTTGTATCAAAATACGGTCATGTTGCAAATTTCAAATAAAAAAATGAGCTGTAGCTCATTATAAAATCAAGTGTGAAACTTTCACACTTGATCCAGCCTATCATCTTTAAACATATGTTTTGGCAGTTGTGAAACTTTCACAACTGCCTACTTTCAATAGCAGTTCACAAATCAGCGAAAGGAAGTCACTCCCCTACCGTTTTACCACATATACCCGCAATGGTTGCACTTGAAGCTCTTGCCTATCTTGCCTGATGCCAGCCCCAAGAAGGACACGGATATTGCCCGGTCAAGCGCATCTATCTTCTTCAGGTCGGTGCTACCGCAGGTGGGGCAGCGGGGCGCGTTTGCTTGCTCGGCAGCTGCACGTTCACGAGCCGCCTCATTTTTTAGTGATTGACGGTTCATTTCTTCCATATGCTCATGTGCTCTTTGCTCTCTTGCGTATATGTAATTTGTGCGCTTGTTATACGCCTTTTGGTTTATGTCAGGGTTGTTTTTTACGAAACGCTGGAATATATCATCTTCTATCCAGTTAAGCTCCCATTGGGCTTTACTTTGTAGCTCTTCAAAAGACCAATCCGAGTCTTTCATTTTTTTCTGCAAAATGGGCATAAAATGCAATTACAATCAATATGAACATATCCGCAATTACTGCAATATTTTGCATATTTAGTATGAAACATGCTTTTACCTCGTATCTCTCTATTTGAGTATTATTATAACATATAATTCGGCCTTATGGAATGTTTAGCCGCATTTTATAATGGTTGATAACTGCTGCAAAACTTGCGCCTTTGCTGGATAATCAGCAAGGTGTTGTACGTACTTGGTACTCAAGAAGAGACATAGCTCAATTACAGGAATATAACGATCTCATAACTTACGAATCCGCATCTATTGCGAAAGGGCTCAACAAGCAGTATAAAGGCTTGATGGGCAACATGTCCAATACTGCTAAGGCCGCTGTGGAAGCCGCTAACGGTGGTGTCGTCGCTCTCGACAAACTCAACAAGGGCTTCAACTGGGCGGCACTGGGTGCAGCGGCATTGAACGCTGCCATAAATTTCGGTCTGTCTGTTCTTCTGTCTGCTGCTGTTAGTTGGATAGATGCGTTCAACCATCGTGTTGAAAGGGCACAGCAGGCTACAGCGGTATACAAAAATCAGTTGTGACTTTGTCACAACTGATCCGGCAACTCAATATCCAAACCTGAAAGAATCCCTTGCGCCGCAGGACATCAGGTAGCGGCGGATCTCCTTCACGGCTGCCTTGTGATGAACGAACGGTGTGCCGTCAAGCCCGGTAAGCTTGCTTGATATAGGCACGAACATAATGCTGATGGGCGTTACGCGGTTCACGCCGGCGATGCAGTTCACATCGCTTCCGTGCTCCACGCAGTAGACCACCATGTCCATCTGCTCATGGAAAGTTGAGATGTGCAGTGCGGTAACGCCGTTTTTGCCGCGGTAATGCATAAACTCGCGAATGACTGCCGTAACAGCCTGATTGCCTTTCTGACGCTGTTCAAGCTGCTGAAGCTTGCGCAGGCTTTCGAACAGACTGCGGTTGTGGTCAAGCTGCAGGTCTATCTTGGCCTTTGTGATGTATATGCGGTAATCATCATAGCCGCTCATGATTGCCGCAACCAGCATTTCGTTTGCCTTGCTGACTTCCACCTTCGCCTGCTGCATTTCAACTCGGTTATATCATAACTTTACCGTTATCTTTGCACCCTTTACCATTGGCCATCCAATCATCAGTACAAGACTTGACAGGAGTATTCCAAGCACCAGACAACGCACTCCAGCATTATAATCTTCATACCAGTGCGCACGATTATTGATAGCTTCTATGACAGAAGGTGTTATCTGGCTATACTCTGACCTAAGTTCATTCTTAACTATTGTCATTTTGACTATGCCCACGACTATCCGGCTCAAGCAGAGCGTCAAGACAATAGCGAATATTATTTTATTCTTATCCGCCGCCTTCTTCGAGGCCACCTGCGCTTCATGGATTATCTTCTTAGTTCTCTCAATCCGTGCCAAAATGATTTCCGGTTTGTGTATACGCAACCACTCGTTTGCATCCGCACCATACGATCTGTTGTACTGCAAAAAGCAATTATAAGTGTGCCGATTGAACGAGCCCCATGCCTCCATGGGCTTGCATCCGTTTTCCAGCATACATTGCGCGGCCAAGGCATCGAAGTAAGCTCCCCTCGCGCTGTTGTTTTCCTCGAAGAATCCTTCCAGTCCTTCCGGTATGAAGTCACGCTTGCCAGTCTCCCACAGGCTGCGAATGTCGTGCTGCAACATGCGCTCCACTTCCGGATTGGTGAGCCAGAACACGCCCTCGTCATCCATACGATTGGCGTTGCGGTATATGTTGGCGTTCGTCTTGATGCTGTCCGCCGCAAAGTACGCGCCACTTGCCAATAAAGCTGCTAATGCTCCTGCTATCATAATGCCTCCTCCTAACTTAACCAGATTTCACGCTTGATTGCATTCTGAACGGCTTCTTGCTGCTCTGTTCTGGGCGCAAATTCGCTTGTTATCGGGCGAAATGTCTCCACGTCAAACAGAACACAGTCCCACGTTTCCACTTGGTATTTCACCTTTGGCGGGCGCACCAGCACATAGTACGGTTTGAACGGGCCATTGCCGAACATATCCGTGGCCAGCATCATCGCCCTGTTTATTACCCGCATGAGCGCCTTATCTTCTCCGAAATACTTCAGCATCTCCGGATCGAAGTAGTGCCCGTCCGGGTTGCGGCGGTAGTATTCCTGTATGAACGTTTCGACCGAGTTGAACGGCGGCTGTTCTGTCATACGGTTTCCTCCAATAAGCTTACAGCGTTGTTCAGCGCATCCACAGCATCCTCAATGGCAGAGGCGACTTCCTCCATAGTATCCACAGCAACCTCCATGGTCTCGTATGTTTCCGTGCCCTGCAAGTTCTCAGGATAGTTGCACATAGCATCTTCTTCCTCGTCCTTGACGCTGTTAGCTATATCCAACGCCGCCTCTATCATGTCGATAGCCCTGCGCAATTCTTTCCTACGTTTGTTATTCATGGCCGTTTCCTCCCTTATATTCCATTGTGCATATACATTTAGTTTGCTTTACCATATTACGCGGAATATATCAACCACTTTTCCAAAATTGTTTTCTTGCGCCACACACCGCGCTTATCTCCCTTAGATGGGTCGAACCCTACTATCTGCAAGTTTGTTTGCTTGCCTACCGATGCTGTGCCCTTCATTCCATCCCACTGCACCATAAGCTCTCCACTGCCCCATACGTGCCCAACAACAGTTCCAACACGTACTCCACAATCTGTTGCTACCACTCGCGTCCCACAGCGCATAGCGTTTCCTCCTCAGTTAACATACGCGGTATAGACCGCCAAACCTTTCCGCTATAACTACATCACCAAATTCCGAATCCTGCGGCGCATCTATGTTGTTCACAAAAGCGAACGCATAATAGCCTTCGTTCTTGCACTTATCCAGCGCGTCGGCACACTCAGATGTCGCCAGTAGATACGTATCCATGTTTAACTCGCTGCCATCGCACATTTTATATTTGCCGTGTATGACGTGCCAAATAACTGCATCGCCATGCAGTTTATTTTCAATTTCAGAAATGGTCTGCCGCATCTGTGGAGTTAGGCTGTATATAAATCCGTTGATAGAGAAAAACACAATATCATCTGTCTCAAGCGCTTTGACAGCATCATCAAACATTCCTAAACCTTTCATGTACCTAATCGCCTTTTCTTTGTTCGTCATCAAACTACTCCTCCCCTAATTCATCTCTGATGGCTTGTGCAAAAGCCCAATCATAATCCTTTGCCGACAGGTTACATATCTCTTTGATTTCTTCAGCCTCAATACCTATGTAGCAAAGCGTTATGGCCTCGTTGCTATGCCCCAATTCCTTACAGAGCATCGACAGCGCCCTATACCCACGTTCCTGACTTAGATGCTGTGCCTGCGTGTAGAAGCGATAAGCGTATGTCTTGCGCATGGTGTGACTGCCATACAGCAGCGGATTCCACCCCAGCCGCACCGCTGCCGGAACGATTATGTCATCGTTGAGCGTTTTGCGGGTCAGGCATCCTCCCTTCTGTGAGCCGAACAGGAAATCCTCGCTTGCCAGATGCATATCATCCGTGTACTGGGCGACCATCGCCGCCACCTCGTCGCTTATCTTCAGTTCCCTGCCCTTGCCGGTTTTCTGCTCGATGACATACACCGTATCATTCGGGCTGCCGTCCTTGCCAACGAACTGTCCCGCCTTGAATTGTACCAAATCCCCGCCGCGCAAGCCAACGTTACACCCAAGCCGGAACAGAACCAGATTCCTGTACGCAAGACGCCTGCGCTTAGTGCCCTGCAAAGAGTGTTCCATGGCGGTTATCTCGGCCATTGTTTTGAGCGGAACCTTTGTGTGCTTAGTCAGCGGCGCGTACTGTTGCTTGGTGCTGCGCAACTGCGGCCTTAACGCTTTGCCGCAATGTGAGCAGAAGTTCGCCGTGCCTTCGTTTTCCTCTCCGCACTTAGTGCAGATGAGTATGTACGGCGTTTCCACCACTCGCGGTTTGAATTGTATTAAGTTACTTGGCATTCTTTAACACCCCTTGCCGTCTTAATGAGTGGTCTACCTCAGTCCAAAAGTCGAATCCCGAATCCAAAGTAGATTCACATGCTTTAATGACATCCTCGTCAATTTGCTCCATTATGCCGTACAGTTGGTCTTCCTCATCTATCTCCATGCGGCCAGTACCTTCAAGGAAACCAAGATAATTTGCCACGCTTATGAGCGAATAAGTATCCATATGATATTTCATTTATGCCCTCCATGCTACCGCTAATTCTCTTGCTTGTTCTCGCTTGTTTGCCGCCAGCAACGACACCATTATGCTCATCATCTGCTCCGGCGTTAGTTCGTACAACTCCTGCTTGTCCTCTACCCTCCTGCGGATATACTCATCGGAGCTGAAGTCATATTCCCTTGGCGCGGCATTACGCATCATAAAGAAGCCTTCGCGCAGGGTGTTTTCATCATATATATTGCCCGTGGCAGAACTGACGTACAGTTTCATCTTGTCTCCTCCAATGTGCCGTTCTTGCTTGTGCAGTTCTGGACGTATTGCTCAAAGGTGTAATCATATTCTTCCGGCTGCTCCCGCTTGAGCTGCTCAAACTCCTGCCGCAGTTCCTTTTCGGTCACAAACCGCATCGCCTCTGTATCAATGAAAATATTCATCTGCCATCTCCTTGAAACCCGCCATAACAAAGTCATCGTATGTCAGCCCGAATCCCTTTTCGTCCGTCAGCGTATCCATGATGTCGCTGTCATTCCAGAGCCAGTCCCTGCCGACGCTTATGGCGGAATCTATGAGCAGCTTTAAGGCGGATATGTATTCGTTGTCGGTCATTTAGTGTTCCTCCTGCGCCAACTTGTCAATAGTAAGCTCGCCTTTACTGGAGCCTATTTCAAAGTCGCGTACTATCATACAACAATCTGCCATGTCGTAATCCTCACCGCCCATTTCCTCATCTATATCGCTGTCTTCCTCGCCTATGCGTTTAAGTGAGTAATCATCACACTCGTGGCAGAAATTGGTTATGAATACCACATCGTCAAAGTGATACCACTTGATGCTGTACCACATGAACGATACATACTTATCGTGGTCAACTATCCTAGCCGCCGATAGAGTTCTGTATGCGCTATCGCATTCTACCTTTGCTTTCCTAACCAGTTCAGTCGCATCTTCCTTGCGCAATGTTAGCGCCACGTCACTGTAATATCCCATTATTCTTCCTCCTCCGCGAAGTATTCTTCAATCAGATAACCATAGCCAGCCTTTTCGATATCCTTGGGATCAAATTCCAGCACACCAATCAATGTCTCTGTTATGCGCCAGTCAGGCCACTCATAGCTTTGGCACCATTCAACTATGCCATCGATAAGTCGTACACAGTTCATTCATTTCCTTCCTCCCAAGCATCAAGATTCTCAATCGATATCTGCTCTGTTACTTCATCCTGCAAAGCGTCGCTGTACACATCCAGCACCACCCGGCCACTGTCTTCGTACACTTCGAGCTTTGCCACCGCCATACTGTTGCCGAACTCCGGCCTATCAATTTCCAACCAGATACCGGGATAGTTCGGGTCATCACAAAGCTTCGCAATTAGCGTGCCCTGACTCGTTTCTATTTTGATTTTTGTATCATTGCTAACAACCTTTACCATCGCTTCCCTCCTCTATTTCTTCAAACATGTCGTATATATATGCTCTGTGGTTATGATGTCTCTTGTACCATCATCACCCCATATTTCCATCCAATCATATGGTTCACCACTGACATCTCTCAAGTCATCGCTTCGCAGTAAGTCCCGGCAAAACAGTGCCTCTGCCTGTACCTCCTGAAGCGTCCCGGATTGCCATTCATCATATCTATCTTGATCTTTGTTGTATGCCATTAAATGGAACATCGCTTCTTCCTCCTCAGTTCGATAACAGCGTAAGTATTACGATAACGATAATCCATGCAATCAGCCGTTTGGGATAAAATTCAAAATACATAGTTGTACCTCCTCAGATGCCACCAGAGCCCCAAATAGCCTCTCTGTGACGTTTTTATTATTTTGTAGATAGATTGGTCATGTAAGATAGAAATTTGCTTATAATGCATATTTAGAACCGATATAAGAGTTGCTTATTTCTGTGACTCCCACACACGCAGTTCCTGCCATGTCATCACCAGCCAGCCGCCGCAAACCCTTATGATGGTTTCATCGCCGCGACAGGCTTCCCCCGCTTCCTTGCGGGTATCGTAGTGTGTCATTCCGTTTCCTCCTTTAACCACAGTTCCTCTGCTCAGTACCGTCCGGCATAACTATCGTGCGGCGCGTTGTGAAAAGCGATTTGCGTGCTTCGTGCAGGGTCTTATACAGTTGCGCTCTGTCCGTGTAATACTGGCCGTAAGTATATGCCCATGAATCGATACATTGGATGTGAAATTTGCCATCGGCCAATAGGCTGATTTTATAGTGGTATCCGTTTTCTGTGGCGTGATTGCGTATCATTCGTCCTCCTTGTCAAGGCTGATAGTTGCCACGGGGAACACGTCCCAGTTCATATAGGCGGGGTCTGGTATGCCGGCGTATATCAGCAGCGACCGTTGCGCCTTCTCCGTCAGGTCTTCAAAGTAGATTGCAAATTCGTGAGTGTCAGTCATCTGTTTCCCTCCTCAAATTAACTCTTATAAGCGTACCTACATGTTCTTTAGGATTCCACGTCAGTCTCCAATACTGAATTCCTTCGGGTTTACGGTCTACGGTATTATTTTCTATTTTGCGTTCAATTACACCGTTCTCTTGAAACACTATTAGCTTGTCATACTCATCGTTCTCACGCACAGCATCATCATAGCTACACAATGTATAGTAAACATCACTTGCATAGTTCTCACATAATCGCCCTGCTATCTGAATCATTCTGGACATGATACTTGATATATTGTCGTTTACGCTTGTAGTGGTGTACTTCTTATTATTACTGTAAGGGTGTATCGTATATGCCATTTAAGCCTCCTTATATTTCGGCACCTGCCGCATCCCATCGTATTCCCATAGCACCACATCCTCCGGGTCAACACCCTCGGCCTCCGCTATTTCCTTGCATGTATTGTCATAAACGTAGAAGCTATATCCCCGTACATCCTCGGCGCACTCCGGTACAGTATCTTCATCATGCACTATCCATTCCTCGCCGGTGTTGAAGAACTCCGTTTCGAGGCAGCGAACCGCTTCGTCATTGTACAGGTCGGTTGGATAGATGAAGTAAATCCAATCGCTTTGACAAGAGCCGCGCAGGGTTTTATAGTCATATTCCTTGCCCAGCATCAATGTCAGGCCCATACAGATCCCCCACTGTTCATTGCGGCCATAGTTCGGGTTGTACATCTGAGATGCGAACTTCCACGTCTCGATCTCCTCATCAGTGTAGGATTCCCTGCCTACAGGTGGCACATAATCCAAAAGCATTTCCTGTTCGGTGCTGTATGGGCGGTCATCACCAACATCGTCCCAATCCATCTCCTCAAGCGCTTTTACCACCTGCTCGAATTCATCAAAAACGTATCTTCCGTATGACCTGTTGCCGTACAGCGCGGCCTTGTCTGTCTTGAGCTGTTCGTCATCCCACGGGCTTTCCTGCCACTCCCACGGCACTTGGCGTGCGTACACTTTACGGTTTGAACTCATGTATCTATCCTTTCTCTGCCCTTAACTACCTTTGTCGGGTATTGTGGGCAATTTTCTCGGTACTCCTTCTTGCGCTTCCTGATTTCGCTGAAGCTATCCTCATCAAGCTCATGCTCCCAACCACAGCCATAATTGACGTAGAAGCGCCATACGTCTCGTGTTTTCCTTTTGTACGCCATTGGTTTCCTCCTTCAATACACAAAGTCCGTCTCGACATAATCCCAGCCGGTGCCCCAGTGCGTCACACCCAGCACGCACAGGTCAAGCATCTCACAGTAGAAAATGATTTCGTCCGTGTGTTCCTTCAGCCGTTCTGCCGTGGCGCGGTCAATCAGATAATACTGGTAGATTTCTATTGGTTCCTCATTCTCCCAATCGTCATCCGCGTCCACCTCGTTGCCGTCGGCATCGTAGTAGCGGGACAGCTCACCGCTCTCAAGGTTGTCATACAGGTTCCCATCCACACTCGCAATATCGTTGCAGAGCAACATCTGACTGTCTGGATAGAATATCTGGCTGTACTCACAGCGCACAGTCTTGCCCTTACAAGTCGTGTACGGATCTGCCACCTTTTCAAATTTATATCTATCTTTGAGCCACTCGTTGTGTTCCAGCGCCAAGCCGGTATAGAAATCGTCGTTTTCGTTGCGGTATATCTCATCCACATAGAATGATCTGTTAGCCATATTATATCACCTCATTTATATATTTTGACAATCTCCCAATCTGTTAGTGCCGCTGTGGTATCGAGCTCCCTTATGGGCAGCCTCTTAATTACAGCCTTATCGAAGTCACATTCATAAACATAACGATAAATCTTGGTGTCAATTATCCTCTCTTTTTGTATTCGTGTTTCAAATTCCTTGGTCATTGTTACCTTTCCAGCTCTGCCATGCAATCCTCGCACAGCATACCTATTTCCGTGTGTTCCAGCTTATCCTTGCGCTTCATCTCGCCACACCAGTAGCAGCGATCGTATTCATCCTCGTAGTCCAGCAGTTCTTCAAAGCTGATATCCATGCAATACGGCATCAGCTCGGCCAGCTTTGAATCGTACTTGGCTCCGCCCTCCAACTCTGCCCGCTCGCTGGGATAGAGCATGTCATCCTCCCAGTTGTAGCCATACACATTTCCCTTTTTATCCACGTAAAACTCGCCGTAGTCGCTGTATTTGTTGCCGTCAAGGGTTACTGTGCCGCCAAGGTCAAAAATGTCGCACACGCTCTTGGTCGGAGTCCAGTATTTCGGTGTCTTGTAGGACGTATTGCTGAACATCAATCCGGTTTGCTCGTCTGTCACGAAGTCCCCCACGGTGCTGATGTTACCTTCCATATCGAGGAATGCCAGCCGTGAGCCGCCTATTTCGTTTTCTATCAGCTTGCGGAAATACTTGTCCTGCGGGAAGTGCTTGTTGATACATTTCATGGTGCTGAGCTGGGTCAGTATGTATTCCATAGTGTCGCTTATGCCGCTCCTCGGCTGCACACTCAGTATGCCGTTGTGCGCCACACCCAGACTGGTTTTGCACATGAGTTTCCGCAGCACACTCAGATTGTCCGTCACAGGGAACGGATGTGTGTTCTCAGGCGATGTGCCACCGTGTGTGGTTATGCGGAAGTGGAATATCATAGGCGTCTGCACAGTGTCTATTTTGCCCTCTACGCGCTTATATGCCTTATAGAAGTCTTTATATTCCATGAATCCTTTCTCGATGCACACGCCGCCGTTGGCCGTGTACATGAAGCCTGCGCCGTCCGGATTATGGTTCCACATATTCTCGAACATTTCATCACTGGGTGCTGCTATGCCGGCCTTCTTTACTACTATAATGCACATGATTATGCTGCCTCCTGTTGTCTATGGAATGTTGTTCTCTTGGTCAAATAGTCAATAAGGTCTGGGTAATCCACGTCGCGGAATATATCTTCCCATGTGGTTTTATTTATATCGTTGATGTTTAGTTTCTTAGCAAATCGGCAAAGGGTATCTACGAATTGAAGTGTTGCGTTGAATGTGCTTGCTTTTAGCGTTCCTCGGAACAGTCTAAACTCTATCGTGTTGTCGTTTCTTAGGTTGACGGCATAATATCGGCCTTTGTTGCGTAGGTCACGCGCTTTGCAGGCAAGTGTGGCATCGTCATCATCATCCTCCAGCGCGATTTCGTTCTTGCTTGCCCAATGGTTTAGCTGTTCTTCCGTGCGGCGGCTGAACGGTATCATGTGTGATTCCCAGAACCGATTGACCAGCAGCACAGCCTTGGCGATGTTCAAGTCGATTTCAGTTTGGGTATTGCCGAAGAAATCTCTGTTGACGTGTACATGCAGGCCGCACGTTCCGGCATCGTGTGATGTGAACCCGTACTCACAGCATTTCTTCCGTATCCATTCCCAGTTAAGTTCATCCATATGGTAGGCAAGTGTGCAGGGATGGGACACAATTTCCACGCCATCCTCGAGGCTGCCGTCATGCTTGCAGTAGATTTCCGCCACATTGTCCTGCAATTCCTCGGCCAATTTTCCCGGGTTTTCGCCTTTGTCCACTTCCAGCTCCACGCCCATATACAACGGTGTACCGTTGGTGAAATCCTCCCGCTTCCCATAAAAGTCTGGGTATGGCTTGTACGAATAGTCGTGAATAGTTGCGGATTCCATTTCCTCCGCGCAGTCTTCGCAGTAATGGCAACCGTCGATGTCGTGAACATCATCAGCACGTACCAAGCATCCGCAGTTCTCGCAGGTGTACCAGCTTTCGTCATAGCACCAGTCACATACCCATATTCCGTTATCATCGCAGCGCATATCCCAATCACGGCACCAGTCACCGCAATCCTCGCACTGATGATAGGAGCCATGCTCGCGGCAGTATCTGCACACCATGCCTTGGTTCGGCACTTCCACACAGTTAGGTTCCCAGTCACCGCAGTCCGCGCACTTGTAATAACCCGCTTCTTCGGCGCATTCCTTGCTACAAAAGCAGCGGACATCGGTTGTCACTATCCAGTCGTCTGTCCAGTCTCCGCACTCCTCGCATTGTATATAGCCCTGCGCCTTAGCGCATTCCTCATTGCAAAACGTTTTGCCATCCTGCGCCGTTATCATTGCTTCTTCGTCTTCGATTACCGCACCGCAGTTCGCACAAATATACTTTTCCATATCCACTTTCCCTTTCTGTTGTTACATAGCTGAGATGAGCACGAATATTATATACCATGTGGCGATTAAAAAGACGATTCCTGCCGTTTGCACCGCGTACCACGCCACGCTGTACGGGCGGAGTTTATAGTGTTTCATATATCTCTCCTTATAAAAAAAGACACCGTTAAGCGTCCAAGGATTCTAAGTTGTCTACACGAGCCTCTAACTCGTCCAATGTGATTTCCCCTGCCACATATTCGTCCAGCGCGTCTTGAAATGGCTTATTTACGCCGTCCGTTGCCGTTAGCAGAATGGCCAAGGCTTTATCAACGCTTTGCTGGCGTTTCAGTTTGGCCTGAAATTCCTCCAGCGTTAAGTCGGGTTCTTCTATGGTTTCGCTCAGCTCCTCCCAGTCATCGGGGTTTCCCAGTCGCCGCAAATAGTCATGTCCTCCGTCCACGGCGCAAGCGCCGCACCTACAAGCAACATAATCATGTAGCGCTTTACTTTCAATCACGTCCCCGCACTTCTTGCATTTAATCCTATTCGATATGATTCTCTGCATGGTTTCCTCCTACGCCACGGCACAGCCCCGCAAGGCCGCAAACAACTCATCCAGTTGCCGCCACAGCCTTTCCCAGTCGGCCACGGCAAGCGGATTGCGTGTTCCGCCCGGCACGTCCGCCCAGTCTTGCGCAAACGTTTCGATTTCCTTGCGCGTATCTGCCACGCGCTGCATGATTTCCCATTTAGACATTGTTGTTTCCTCCTTTGCCGAACCTTGCGCGGCTTGCATATTCGCAGTGCTGATGAATGGCTGAAAAATGCCCAGTATTCGGCATATTTTAAGAATTTTGTCACCAATTTGGTGACAGATTTTTGGGTAAACAAAAAAGGCCACGCGCATGGCATGGCCTTTAGGTTTTAGGTTTGGTTAGGTGTTCACGATTTTAATGCGTTTTCAATATCGGATATAATGCGTTCATATCGTGCGACTTTCGCTTTTAGAACGTTGATATCATCAGGGTTAGAAACATCGTTCGGCATAGGTAGATATATATCGCCGTGAACAATTTTCTTACAGAATTGGCTTATGTTTTCACAGCCGAATTGAGTATAAACTTCCTCCATAGTTGCACCTTCTGCTGGCGTTAAGGTTACGTTCTTACGCCATTTATAAGCGTTAACATCAGGCCATTTCTTTTCCATTCCATAACGTTTCCTTTTCAGTTTTCTTGCGCATAAGTATAGCACAAGAAGGAAACGTTTTACAAGTTTAGTTTTCCTTCTTCTCTGCCTTCTTCTCCGCATCGGCCTGCGCCTTCACATATTCGGCGTTAAACTCAACCTTACCGCCATTGATAAGAACGCGCACATTCACGCCGTTCAGTTTGGCACGGAACAAGGCACAAACGGCCTTTTTAGCCGCGCTTATGGTTATATCGCCGTCACGGTTCAGCTTTTTCATGCCTATACCGATATATTCAAAGTCGCGGTTATCCGCTTTATAATCAGCGTATCCCAACATAGTAGCCATTGCGGCAACGTGTTTCAAACCGTCCGCACGGCTAAGGCGCGGTGCATTCGCCCCAATGTTACGCATGGCGTCTGCCGCCACATAATTCACCAATTTTTTGAGATGCAGCGCGAACATTTCCGCGTCCGTAACCTGTCTACCATTGCCCAAGGTATGCCGCTTGTCCGTTTTGTCCAGCATATCAGCCGCGCACACAAACGCGGTATATTCAGTGTCCCCATAGGTATAGGCCACGGCAGGGTTCTTGAGTATGTCAAGCGTGGTCTTACCGTTGACATATGCGGCCTTAGCAGCCTTTGCAGCGGCCTTACGTTCTTCTGCCTTGCGCTCATTGTCAAGCGCGGTTTGTCCCTTAGCCATGATTGTAGCGTTGTCAATAGTAGTCAT